TTCAAAGGGTGATGCTATACCTACTGTTGTTGAAGCGCAAAACATGATTGCTAATAAAAAAGTTCTTTTTAACTTGAAGCAAGAAGAGTTTGGTGTTGCATTATTAAATAATCTTAGAAGGCTAAACATAATACACAGTTTTGGAGGTAGGTACTATGTTAATAATACTGATCCAGATACATTACAACCGAGTCAAACACTTGTAGATTCTAATGTTAGAAGATTGAATAGATATCTTGAAATAAATAACATACCTATTGAGTCTGTAGACATAGTTAAAACAAAAAAAACATTTTCTGTATCTATTGATCCATCTATTTTTTCTGCAACTGACATGCTAGAATCTTCTAGGGAATGGGATAAACCCAGAGCTAGAAAAATAGTTTCACATTTAATGAGAATGTTTCCTGGAATTAATGTTAAGTTAATGTCAGTAAAGGATGCAGAAAATCTTTATGCTAGTATACCTCAATGGAAAAAAGCAAAAGTTCCTTTTAATAAAATAAACTCATTTTATCTGGATGGTACTGCTATATTAATAAATGGCAGAGTAACAGATGAAATAGCAATAGAAGAAGTCTTACACCCTTTTATAGATGCTGTAAAACTGGATAATGAAAACTTATTTAATTCTTTATTTGATGAAGCACAAAGGAATTTTCCTGAGATGACTCAACAAATAAAAGATGCTTACCGTGGTAAAAGAAGATTTACAGAAGCTGATGTTCAATTAGAAATTGTAACACAAGCACTATCTAGACATTTTAATAATGAGTATGAGAATACCCCAACTAAAAGTTTTACTGACAAAATAAAACAATTTTTAGAGTGGTTTTCTAAAATTATTAAAAACCTCAATGAGGTAATTACAGGGCGTGTTCTTGAAGTAAATAATATATCTGATAAAGCAACCTTAAGTGACATTGCTAGATTGCTTAATACAGATGGTATATCATTTAAACTAGATACACCTGTTAATGGTAGAATAAGATATAACCTATCACCTGAAAAACAAAAGATAGTCAATGTAGCAAAAAAAGAAGGTGGGGTTTTACAGAGAAGAATGATTGATAGATTATTCCATAATGTTCAAAGTGCTAAAGAGGAATCAGATACTTTGTCTGCCTCAGAAGGAGTTACTTTTAACAGTGATGACTTGGTTATTTTGAATAAAGAAGACGGTAAATATTATAGTCTTACCAGCAAAAAACCTTTTATATCAGCTAAAGAAGCGCTTGGTAGAGAAGAAACTAAAGAACAACAGCTTATTAAAAATGATTTAAGTACAATGTTAGATGCTATTGCATCACATGAATCTTTTGATAAGATATCTGATAAGATTACAAATATAGAAACTGATGTAGCTAAGCAGGCTTTTAGCAACATAGTAAATCAGGTTAATACAGTTAAAAGCCAAGGAGATGTAATGTTGACTAATGTTGTTTTTCATGACGCATATTCAGAGATAGCTTCTAAAGCAGACATAGTCTTGGTTGCATCAACAGGACAACTTAAGATTTTACAAATACAATTAACTGAATCAAACGTTTTAAAAACAAATCCAAAGACTTGGGCTAAGGGTATATTTACTTCTACTAAAGATATGGGTATACTGTATGGTGATAAGAAAAATCCATACAATGTAGATAAGGTAACCCTGGCAGAAACAAGTATGTATGCAAAACTTACTGATACAAAGTCCTTAACTCTTAAAACACTAGATGCTTTAGAAGTAAACCTTTTACAAAGAATGGTTGAAAATATGGGCTATGATATTGAGTATGGTGTTGGTAATGTTGCTAGTCTGCTGATTTCTTATAATGGTAAGAAAATAAGGTTTGACGGTAATGAGCCACATGGATATAAACAAAATGCAGAAAAGGTCAATGTTTTAATACCGGCTATAGATACAAACTTAGCAGAACAAGAGATATCAGAACAAGTCCTTAAAGACGCAGCAGAACAAATTTATAATGCTGAGCAAGATATAGAATCTGCTGAAAATTTTGCTGATACTGTTGATCCTTCAGAATATCCTGAACAAGGAACCGTTCTTGGTGCTTTGGAAACATATGAAAAAGCTTTAAAAAGTAAACAAGAAGTAGAAGATTTATTAAAGGAAAACATATATAGAGATAGATCAAAAGAAGATGTGCAAGAAGAAATAGCAAGTACATTGAGTTACATAGCTCTTGCTAAACAAGAAGGTCCTATATCACAGTCTAGAGTGTACACAAGATTATTACAGGATGCTCTAAGACAGATGAAGTCATTTAAAGAATATGCTACTGACCCTAAGAATCAAAGTAAAAAAGAATACATAACATATATATTAAACTTTAATAGATTCCTTTCAACATTTGAGGGGCTTCATGCTATAGAAGCCAACAAAGAATTAAATGCAACACAAAGATCATTATTAGGTAGTATTAATATTGAACTTACTCAACTACTTGGTAATGATATTGTATCAGAAGTAGGTGCTAACAGAGGTATAATTAAAACAGCTATACTTGATTATGTTGCTACTGTAATTAGAGCTTTTGCAAAGAAAGGAAAAAAGACAGATGCTGAAACAGTCATACAGTCACATTCAGGACAGACAATTACTCTTGATGATTTGGATGAGTTATTTAATCTTGTACCTGATATATCTAACTCAGAACTTTATGCCAAGGATTTAGCAACATCAAAAGATGTCATCCTTGCAACTATGGATAAAATATTTAAGTTTAAAAAGCAAGAATTCTTAGATAGAGTTCAAGCTAGAAAAGCAGATATATTAGATGCTGGTAAAACACTACTAGAACTCTCAGGTGAAAAAGATCTTCAAAGGTTATATGATTTTATGCTTGAGTTTGATGATAACAAAAGATTCACAGGTTTCTATACTACAAGAGTAGGTCAAAATTATTTAAATGAAAAGAAAGCATTAAGAGATAAACTTTATGATGCTAATGGTAAACCAAGAAAATATTTTCCTATTTATTCTTTAGCTAACGCTGACCCTATTCAAGTAGAAAAGAATAAACAACTGTACAGAGATAAAAGAGCTTTTGCTGATTTTATGCAAGGAGAAAAATTAGAGGATGGTGTTTTAACTTCAGGAACATTTCATCAATATACGCAAGAGTTTATTGATGTTAGAAAAAACTATGAGTATGCTCAAGTCTGGTCTAATGGAGAGGGTGTTACTTGGATTAAAAAACCAGGTGTTCCACAAACTGCTTATGATGTATATAAAAGTAAATACTATTATAAAATAGAGTATACAAAAACTTTTAAAGATGCTAACAGAGAACCAACTGGAGCTATAAAAGAAAATAAAAATTTTGATGCTGTAAAGCCTGATTATGTTGAGGTTAAAGATAAAAGATCTGATACAGGCGCTAGCTTAATTAACCCTAAGTATGAAGCTATAATGAATCCAACTGATCAATTGGGTGAAGCTAGAAAGCAATATTATCTAAAATTTGTTGAGCATTATGAAGACTTACTTAAAAAATTACCAAGAAGTCAACGAATGCAAATGTTAGGTAAGGTTCCTGTTATTGCTAACAACTTTGTAGATGAGGTAATGACTAAACCATCTTTCTTTGCTAGAATGATACCTAAGTTTTTAGGAAGTATAAAGAACTTATTTACTGAAACATCAGAGCAAAAGGTTGTTCTCTTAAATGAACAGGGAAAATTAGTAGATACTCTTCCTGTATTTTACACTGGTAACCCAAGGGTAGAAGGACAACTTGAAAAAGTATATGAAGACATTCAAGATCTTAAAGATAAAAGAATGCAGGGTGGTATTAATGTTGACCAATATAAAAAAGAAAGAGCAGTATTAGAAGCTGAAGCAGCCAAGTTAAGATCACAACCTACACTGGGTGAAGTTAGTACAGACATGACTAAAAGTTTAGTTAAGTTTGCAAGTATGGCAGAAAACTTTGAGGTGATGGGTCAAATAGAAGACACATTACAAGCAATGGTACAAGCTTTAAAGATGAGAGCTTATAAAGAACCAGGTACAGCGCTTGAGTTAATTGCAAAAATAAAACAAGGATCACAAGGATTTGTGAATACAGTTGTAGGTAGAGATAGTCAAAGCGGTTTGCAAAGTAATGCAGAAAAACGTGCTCACCATTGGATGAAAATGGTTTACTATGATAATGATAAAATAACTAAAGTTGCCGTAGATAAGTTAGCAGGTGGATTAATTAATCTGTCTTCATTGTCTTATGTAGCTTTTAACATATTTGGTAACTTTAATAACTTGACTCTGGGTCAAATTAACAATTACATAGAAGCTGCCGGTGGTTTATTTTATACAGCAGGAGATTATACTGAAGCTACCAAGATGTTTTATACTATGGGTACCCAAGGTATGATAGAGAGAACAGCTAATGCTGTTGAGTCAGCAGCAGATTTTACAGGTAGAGTAGTGACCGGTAATAATTTACAAATAAAAAGAGGCAACTATGATCCAGATAAAGCGCTCAATAAATATGAAGCAATAGTTCAGTATTTTAGAATGATGGATGATGATGCAGATATAAGAGAACAGTTTGGATTAGGTGATGGTGATACTTTATGGTCAAGATTCACAAACTTTGGTTACTCTTTTAACCAGGGTGCTGAATACAAAGTTCAAAGTACTGTGGGTATGGCTATGTTATTAGGTACACAAATATCTAATGGTGAAGATTCTCTAAATCTAGTTGATGCTTTAGACTTTGATCAGTCAACTGGTAAGGTAACTATGAGAGAGGGTTATGATACAATTATCAATAAAGATGGATCTACTACAGAATATACAGATAAGTGGAGATATGAAATGAGAAATGATATACGTGAAGTAAACAAACAGATACATGGTAACTATGCTAGAGAAGATAGAATGGTTATTCAAAATAACTTTACTGGTATATTAATGGCTCAGTTTCACAAGTGGGTTATGCCTGCTTTTAGGGCAAGGTTCCAAGAAAATTATTATGATCAAAACTTAGGTTGGTTAGAAGGTAGATATACATCTGCACTTAAGTTTTTAAATCATATACGAAAAACTGCTGTAACTGGTGAAAGGGGTATGGCTAAGTTTGGTTTAGCAGAGTTAGGTAAATCATTTAAAGAGGAGTACGGACTTGTAGATGGAAGATACGATGAGGGTAAAGCAAACATGATGCTTAAAAATGTATATAGAACATTGGGTGAAGCAATGATACTGCTGATTATTCATATTCTAGATGAGACTTTAGTTGGTGGAGATGATGATGACCCTATCCTTGTTAAAAAGCTTAGAAACTTTGGGGCTTATCAAGCAAACAGAACTTATAAAGAGATGGTTTTATTTAACCCTTTACCTACACTAGGTGGTTACCAACAGGTATATCAGATGTTAAAATCTCCTATAGCTGCTACAAGAACTCTTGGAGAGCTGGGTGAATTACTTGACCTTACTTTTGGTACTGGATTTGGTTTACTAGTTTATAGTGATAAAGAATTTAGTGAAAACAGTAAATATGTATATCAAAACAAACCTAAGAAAGGTATGTGGAAGCTAGAAAAAAACTTCTATGATGTAGTTCCTGTATTATATACTTTACAAAAATGGAAAAACTTTGAAAAACTTGAAAGCTTCTATATTAAATAAGACAAATTAACAGGTTTAAATCCTAGGTATGACGTATAATTTATGTATATTATAGTATAAACCTTTTGGATTAAAGCAAAATGAGATTAATCAATGACAACTAAATTATTCATAGTGAGCATAACAGCATTTTGTACGTATTTATGTACGTACTTTTTTGATTTATCAATGGAAAACATGGAACAATACTTAGCTGTTTGTTCAGTATTATGGTTAGATGGTATATTTGGAGTTTGGGCAGGCTGTAAAAGAGAAGGGTTTAAAACATATAAAGCTCTAAGAATAACAAAAAATACTTTCACATGGTTAGCTATCCTGACCGTTATTCTTATGATAGAAAAAGGTTTTGCAGGTACAGCTTGGCTATCCGAGGTAATTATAGTTCCCTTTATGGTACTTCAGATTATAAGTGCACTAAAGAATGCTTCTATGGCTGGGCTGATAAAAACAGATGAGCTTAATAAAATCCTAGATAGAATTGATAACCACAAAGGACCTAGAAAATAGAGTCCTTTTTTAATGAGTCAATATATTTAGCTCTATCATATGCATCTTGTATTGAGTCTTGCTTAGTATAAATAATAAGCTCTCCTTCATCTACATACCAGTCTAATACATCCGGATCCTTATCAGGATTATACTGTGGCTTGCAACCTAGGCAAACCAACAGTAATAATAACCTAACCTTCACAACTACTACATTCTAAAATGTTTCTTGCAAAGTCTTGTGCACTACTCTTACTAAATTGATAGTATAAAGTTTTCACACCTTCTTCCCAAGCATACATATATAACTTATTAATATCCTTAGCTGAGACAGATGGATCTATCATCAAGTTTAATGACTGTGACTGATCAATATACTTTTGTCTTTGTGCCGCCTGGAGTACAAGCTCTTTTGGAGATATCTCAACAAAAGACTTGAACACTGCTTTAGTAGGAAAATCTAAGTGTTGTACACTACCATCTTTCTTTAGGATAGATTTCCAAGTCTTGTCTGTATTTAGACCATACTTCTCAAGTTCCTCTTCTAAAAATGGGTTCTTGTAAATAGTCTTAGACTTAGCAAGGTCCTTAATAAAGTAGTTAGACTTGATAGGCTCTATACCCATAGACACAGCACCGTGTATAAATGAACTAGACTTAGTAGGAGCAATGGCCATAAGAGTAGTGTTAGCATATCCTTCTCTAAGAGATGTGTATCCATACTCATTATGTAACTCTCTAGAAGCAATCTCACTTCTGTCTTTAAGTGTTCTAAAGATTTCACTGTTTAATCCTTTAGCTTGTAATGAGTCAAACTCAAGAAGCTTAGATTGAAACAAAGAGTGGTATCCCAATACACCAAGACCAATTGCTCTATGCTTTTCAGCAAAGTTAAACGCTCTCTTCATACCGGGCATAGTCTCAGACTTAATAATGAATTCATCCATTACTGCGTTTAAGAAATATACATATGTTTCAATTGCGTCAGTCTCTTTTATAAGGTCCCAGTGTAATAAGTTAATAGAACCTAAGCAACATACAAAAGAATTATAACTGTCAGTAGGAAGCTGAATCTCTGAACACAAATTAGATGCTGTGATATCCATTCCAAGCTCTTTATAAGGAGAGTTGTTATTGGAGTTATCTTTAAACATAACATAAGGAAATCCAAATTCACTTCTGTTCTGAATAATCTTAGCCCATACTTTACGTTTGCTTTTATCTCCCTCTTTCATCTCAATCATCCATTGATCAGTAACTGTAACACCATACTGTAAGTTTTGTATAGGGTTACCCTCTGTACCAATATCTAAGAACTCTAAGATGTCTGCATGCTCAACAGGTAGGTATACTGCACAAGCACCACGTCTAGCCTCAGACTGTTTGCATACATCTACTACAGTATCATAAATCTTAGCATAGTGCACTGGACCATCAGCAAAACCACCTGTAGATATTTCAGTTCCTCTTGCTCTAATGTTGCCAATAAAAGCACTTGTACCTCCCCCATATTTACTCATCATTCCAATTTCACGGCCTGCATTTAAAATACTATCTAAGTTGTCATCTACATTAGATCCGTAGCAGCTTATAGGTAAACCTTTTTGTTTACCAAAGTTTATCCATACCGGTGTAGACAAAGAGTAAAATCCTCTTGCCATATAATCTTCAAATTTCTCAGCAAATCCTTTTATATTTAAGTACTTTTCAGCCTTAATTGCTATGTCTTTTATTCTTTGCTCAGGGGATTCTGATATATATCCTCTTGATAAAAATGTACGGCTATCCTCATTGAGCCAATAGTATTTATTGTATTCCATGTTGGTTTATTTAAATTGTTCTGTTTCTTCTTTTACTGTCCCACTGGACCTTTTTAGATTTACCCAACATCATAAATTTAGAAACTCTTTGATTAAAGTTTCCTCTTTCTGTATTTAGTTGGGTATTACCTGTTGTTTGTTCTGTATTCATTATGTAATTATTAAAATAGATCAT